AAACCGGAGTGGATGGCAAAGTATCAGCAAATGCCGTTCGTCCGAGAAGGTCTGCTATTCCCGGCTGATGAACTCCGATACTTCAACGGCATACTTCCCGAAGGTGATTCACGGATCGTGGCAGTCGTGGACGTTGCCTTTGGCGGCGGAGACTCGCTGTCAATGCCTATCGGACGAGAGTATGAGTCCGGTGACGTTTACATCTTCGATTGGGTGTTCAGTAAGGGGGCAAAGGAAATCACGATTCCCCGTGTGGTCGGAAAAATCATTGCGAATGAAATCCGTGTCATGCGCTTTGAGGGCAACGCAGGTGGAGATATGTACTGCCAGTATGTCGATGACGAACTCAGCAATCAGGGGTGGAAATGCTCATGTACTGCGAAACGTGCGCCAAACAACATGGACAAGATGGCAAAGATCAATGCTTATGCCGGAGACATTAAGCGGAATTTTATTTTCCTTGACGAACACAGACGGACTTCTGAGGAAAAAGCCGAAGACAAACGTCTTGGAATCACACGATATGAACGGTCAGCCGAGTACGAAGATGCCATGCAAGAGGTCTGTATGTTCGTTACTGTCGGCAAGAATACGCATGACGATGCGGTTGACAGTCTCACGCAGCTTGCAATGTTTGTTGAGAATCCGTACACGACTAAGACGACAATTACGAGAGGTGGCAGATGGTAATAGACCGCCAGACATTGATACATTACTGCGACTTGATTGACTATATCGCAGATACGAACCGACAAATCGAAAAGATAGCATCCGACATTGAACGGATTGACAGAAAGCTGAAAGCCATTGAGAACGGCGAGAAGGTCACTGATAAGGTTTACGGTGGTGAGGGTGGATGGCAAGGTTTTATCATCGAGGGCATACCGGTTCCTGAATACGACCAATGCAAGACTGCACTTCTCACGAAGAGAATCCGGCTGAATGATGAATATAAACAACTTGCTCTGCATCAGACGGAACTATGCGAACAACGTGCAGAAGTCCAAAGATTCCTTCGGAGCATCACTGATCCGCACATTAAGCGGATTATCACATATCGGTGCATTGAACAACTGTCGTGGTCGGAAGTCGCATCAAAAATGGGTGGTGGCAACACCGAGGACGGAGTAAAACAGGCTTTCTGGCGTTTCTGCAAGAAAGAAGTCATTGAAAGTCAACAAAAAAGTTAAAGTTGTCACGAATGTCACGGACTTTTGTGTTAAGTTTAGGCTGACAAAATTTGAAAATAACAACGGCACCTATGGCTAAACCCCGTAGGTGCCTTTTTGATTGCAGTTATGGACTTAGATTTTCGAATCATCGAGTGTCCACGTTGCCGGAAAGTGCTTGGCAAGGTCGAGACACACTCAGAGACAATACACAGGGTTGATTGCAATGACTGTCGGATAACGCTGACGTACAACGCTGAAAAGACATTATCCGTCAATCCGATGCGCCCTGTTTTCACTTCGAGCGGAAAGAGGTTTCACTGATGAAGTTGGGCGAGATGACAGGTCGCCGTGTGATTTATACGGACGAGACCGTGATAAACAAATCGAATATCGCAAAGGTGTTGCAGGATGCCTACATGAAGCATCTTGCAAATTCCGCTGAGTGCGAAAAACTGCTCAACTTTGAAGCCGGAATACAGCCGCTTCCGCAGAAGAAACTGACAAGGACAGACATTGACGCACAGGTTGTGGACAACGTAGCCAATGAGATAACCGAGTTCAAGTGCGCTTTCGTTTGGGGCAATACCGTAACGCTTGTCCAGCGTGGCGAGACCGACACGGGAAGCGACAACAAGAACGAGAACAAGGGGATTGCGATCCTGAACGAGATGTATTCTTCTGAGTTCAGCGGAAAGAAACAACAGGAACTTGCACGGTACGTTGAGATTTGCGGAGTTGGCTATACGTTCATCGATGTGAACACTCGTTGGCGCAAGGGAAGGTCGTACTTCACTTACGATGTGCTTGACCCACGGTTCACCTTTGTTGTCCGCTCAAGCAAACTCGGACACCGTATCATGCTTGGAGTAACTTACTCGATTGACTCTAAATCCAATATGCACTTTACCTGTTTTACCGAGGATGCCCGATATGAGATTGACGGAATCGGCGGCGTTGTGCAGAACGGAACTCCGACAGCGAACGGTATTTCGTGGCAGGAGCGTGACCGAAGTGGTGAGACAAATCCGCTTGGTTTAATCCCGATAATCGAGTGGAAACGTGCGGCTGACTACATGGGATGCTTCGAGCGTCAGCTTGACGAACTTGACAATCTGAACCAGATGGTCTCCGACTTGTCTAACGGAGTCCGTCAGAACGTCAACTCGATATGGTGGGCGAACAACGTAGACTTCCCGGAAGAGGTTGTCGTTGACAAGGACGGTAACGAACAGACCGTTCCGGCGCATCCGAACAGCGGAGACTGGCTTGAGACCAATACTTCGAGGGATGGCAAAGACCCGAAGGTTGCTCCGCTTGTGGCGGATTACGACTACGAAGGTCAGTTGAATAACATCCTTGCACGGAGACAGTTGATCTTGCAGAAATGCCATGTGCCGCAGAGAGGTGAGTCCTCAAATGCTACTGGCATTGCCGTGTCTGGTGCGACAGGTTGGGATGCGGCAGAGTCCGATGCGGCAAAGGAAGAACTCTTTATCGAGAGTGCCAAGATGCAAGAGGTCGAGGTTGTTCTGAGTGCTATTGATTGTTCGGAATGCCCGGCTGACAGTCCTGTTCGGACACTGACCTACATGGATGTTAAACCGTCAATCAGGCGGAGCAAGAACTATGACCTTGTAAGCAAGGCGAACTTCTTTGCAACGCTTGTAAGCCACGGCATCCACCCGAGACCTGTTATTCAGCAGATGAACACGTTCGGGGACCCGGAGCAGGTATATCTCGATTCCAAACCGTATCTTGACAGGTACTTTGAAGCAACGTTCTCGAAGAACGGATCGTCCGAGGACGCTTATAACGGCTATGGATTTTATCAAAATCATACGTCCGGCACGGGTGAAGGTGGTTCGGGAGAGAAGGCACCGAACGCTGACAGAACAGGTCAGGATGAATCAGACCAGGCAAAGAACAGTCCGAACTTGAAGGGGTGATTGAATGTCAGTCTTGACTTTTGACGAACTCAATCAACTCGGAATCAAACGAAGGTCTGAGCCGATAGATGAATATTACGAACCGATGGGAATATCCCGTCAGCAGAAACGAAAGCGCATTGACACGGCTGAAAAATACCGGGATGCGCTTTTAGTTTATATGCGGTTCGTTGACGAATACGGTGACGAATACGGAGAAATCTCAAATCCGGTTGCACTGAAACTGCTCCACGATGAACTCTTGGAAGTGGTCGAAGATGCCGTATATGTAACTGCCGTTTGGGAAGATTACGTCAACCGTAGGTCGAAGCAGATACATGAATCAACGCTCCGAAACAAAAACAAATCCCCCTACTTTCTGTCGGAAGATAGGGCAACGCATATCGGTGAGGACGAGTCAAATTCGATTTGGAATTATGACGAACTTGACGAAGCACGTACAGCCGGAGCGATGGATAAAACATGGTGTACCGTGGGCGACAACAGGGTACGTGAAACCCATGAGGAAGTCGATGGAGAGACTATCCCGATTGAAGAAGCGTTTGTGGTCGGTGGTGTCGAGATGATGATGCCGAGAGACCCCGAAGTAGATGCACCTGAAGAAACAGATGGTTGTCGGTGTTGGCTTGAATATTCCTGATAGATTGAGCGGACTGCGCTATGCGTGGTCGGCTCTTTTTATATGCCCTAGAGAAAGGGCGTTACAAATTTCGCAACGGATCAACAGAGAAGTTGAAAAAACGCAGAACTTTAAACTTGCCCACTAAGGGTCGTCCAGAGAAGGACGTTAAAACCGCAGGAGAATGTGTAATGGCAGAAATGACAAATGAAGCTGTCGAGACCGCAATGGAGACAAATGATACGGCTCAGAACAGCACAAACGAGAACGCAGAAACAGAACTCACCATTGAGCAACAGGTTCAGGCTCTTACGGAGCAGAATCAGGCTCTTATGACTGAGATTGCAAAACTCAAAAAGACGAGTGACAAAAATGCGTCCGAAGCGGCTAAGTACAAGCGCCAGTACAGAGAAACGCTTTCGGCACAGGAACAGGCTTCTCAGGATAAAGCCGAAAAAGAAGCGGAGCGACAGGAACAGTTCGAGAAACTTCTTCGGGAGAACAAGATTAACAAGTATATGCGCCAGTACATGGGTCTTGGCTATTCCGAAGCACAGGCTGAGAAAGCCGCTACTGCAAGGGCAGATGGTGACGAGGACACACTGTTCAAGATTCAGTCCGAAGTCCAGAAGCAGATGCTTAATTCCGCAAAAGCTGAGTGGATGCGGACTCGCCCGGAAGTCAATGCCGGAACACAGCAGACCGTAACCGCAGAGCAGTTTGCGAACATGGGAATTACCGAGAGGACAGAACTCAAACGTAAATCCCCTGAACTTTACGCAAAACTCGCTCATAAGAAATAAATAACTTTTTTCACAGCATAAGGAGAAAAATTATGCCCGCAACACAGAACGCTACTTTTCTCGCTGACCTCATCGATCCGCAGGTCATCGCAGACTACATCAACGAAAAGTTAATTGACTCTATCAAATTCGCACCCCTTGCAACGATCGACGACACACTGGTCGGCACGGCTGGTTCGAAACTTACTTTCCCGGCGTACACATATATCGGAGCCGCTGAATCCGTGGCGGAAGGCACTGACATTCCGATTGCAAAGCTCGGAACAACTCTTAAGGAAGTCGAGATTTCCAAGCTCGGCAAGGCAGTTGAGTTCACAGACGAAGCATGGCTGTCCGGCTATAAGAATAACGTACCGGAAGAGGCAGCAAAACAGATTCTTCTCGCTATCAACGATGGCGTAGAGAAGAAACTGCTCACTTCTATGGATGCTGTAACAACTTATACTGCTTCTATCGCCGCCGCCACAAATGCCGCTGACGGAATCGCTGATGCCCTTACAAAGTTCGGTGAGGACATTGACGGTGAGAAAGTCCTTCTCATTCCGGCATCTTTCTATGCAAGACTCCGTAAGACAGGCTCTTGGATTCCGAACACTGAGATTGGTGCCAACGCTATCATCAGTGGTCGTGTCGGTATGGTTCACGGATGCGATGTTGTCGTTTCCAACAGACTGAACTCCGTTGTCCATTATACAAAGACATCTGACCAGAGCGTTTCCGCTGGCAAGACATACTACACTCGTGACCTCAAGGGCGAGTACACAGCAGTTGCAACTCCGGCAGCAGCCGACCTCGGCACGTATTACGAGAAATCCACTGGCGACAATGATGTAGCTTACATCGTCAAGCCGGGTGCACTTCGCATCGTTATGAAGCGTGACACACTCGTTGAGTACGACAGAGACAAGATTGCTCAGACCAACTTCATCATCGGCTCTAAGCTGTTTGCTCCGTATGTATTTGACGAGCGCAAGATTATCAAGATTACTCTTGGAGCGTGATAATACATGAGCATGATGATTCATCGTGCGGTTCTTCGGATGAGGGCAAAGGAAGTTAAGCCAATGCCCTCTCCGGCAGTTAATGAGCCGCCGAAAGAGGAAAAGGTTGTGAAAGAGACTGCCAAACGGCAGACTCGCAAGCGTAAAGCTGAATAAGGTGGTGGTCTTATGTCGGAATTGGTCATTGAGAGTTTCGGAGACTTAAAGGACGCTATTCTGGCTGACCTTGTTGCACAGTTGGAAAATGAACCGGGATATAAAATCGCAGTTGTCGAGTCTAAGCTGAATACGGCTTTCAGAGAAGTATTACAGGCACGGACAAAGAACTATCACGGTCAATATCCAAGTTCGTATTCTAACGAACGTGCGGCGAAAGACCTTTCGCAATTCTATTCCCATATCTTCAACTTGGCACTCTTCGACTATAACACTATCGGTATCGAATTTCAGACGAGTTCAACGGAGAACAGCACGACAAGAACGTACAGAGACCGTGACCGTCTATTTAACGGCATTATACCGTTGAGCCGGATAGTGTAGTAGAGCGTGGTTGGAGCGGGACATTATGTGACTTGCATAATGCTCTGGGGTACGTATTTTACGT